CACGCGGCCACGCAGAAGTTTTTGCAAATGTGGTGGGACCATCCACTAAACAAACTATCCGAGCAGATACCGCAATGGTGCGACGAGCGCACGCGGGCAGGCAATCTATTCTTCCTCATCTCAGTCATGCCGGACGGCATGAGCTTTGTTCGAGCCGTACCGTCCGAACTAATCAAGGAAATCCAGACGGCAGAAAATGACATCTTTCAAGAGCAGTTTTATATCCCAGTCATTCAGGAAGCAGGCACATGGAAAGCCTACGACCCGACCACGCCGATTTTCCAAAGCGAGCCGGAGCCGTTCATGCTCCACTACACCGCCAATAAACCCGTGGGTGTAGTTTGGGGAGAGCCGGACCTAGCGCCATTGCTCCCATGGATTGGACGTTACAGCACGTGGCTGGAAGATCGAGTCAGGCTCAATCACTTTCGAAGCGCGTTTATGTATGCAGTCAGCGGCAACTACACCAGCGAAGCCGACAGGCAGACACGAGAAAGGCAACTCAACGCCAACCCGCCCAAGTCCGGCAGCGTGCTTGTCCAGAACAAGCAGAGCGGCGAGGAATGGGGCATCCTATCCGCGCAACTGGACGCATTCGACGCCTCAGTCGACGGCCTTGCCCTCAAAAAGATGATTGCACTCGGAGCAGGCATCCCCTTGCATTATCTGGCAGAGCCGGAGAGCTCAACGAGCACAACCGCCGACGCAGCCGGAACGCCCACATTCCGCGGGCTGGAACAAACGCAGACCGAATTTGTGAACATGATCGTAGACCTTGCCACTATCGCCGTTCGAATCCGCAAGGAAGTAGATCGACGCGTCAATCCCCAAGCTGTGATCGAAGTCGAAGCGCCGGACATCACCGAGAGAGACAACAGCAATTTAGCACTAGCCGCCTCCCGTATTGAGCCAGTCGCAGCCGATTTGTTTGACAGGGAAATGATCGACGCCGGAGAAATGCTCAGGCTTGTATATCGCATGGCAGGCGAAGTATTCGAAGCAGACGGAAAGACAATCAAAGGCAGACGCCGACCACTGAAGCCGGAAGGTAGCGCAGGCTCCACACCGAACACAGAGATCAAGAAAGAGATAGACCCAGGCGACCCAAAGGAGCAGGAATAATGCCAGGACCGCCAATCAATCGCCAACTACAAAGAGCCAACCTAAAAAGCAAGCGGCTCATCTATATCAACAGCAACGATTTATTTCGTTTTGTTGCCAATAATCCTTCTACCTGAATTCAATATGTCACCTTCAGTCTGAAGGAAAAAGAACCGCAGGAAATGGATGCAAGTATCAAGAAAATGACAAGGCCCATATTCCCGAAGCCGCCCGAAGTGGTAAGGCACGTTCAATATTTCCATTGCGAAGGTCACACCTTTGGAGAACGCAAATGAAAAAAATGATGAAGTGGTCGAAGCATTCAGATAATACCTGTCCGTCCTGCATGGCGCTGGACGGACAGGTACACAGCGAGGAAGATTGGGGAAGTATGAAGCCAGGCAATGAGCGGCTCTACTGCAAAGAGAACTGTCATTGCACACTCACCGAGACCGACGAGCCGGAGAGTGGCGAGATCATGCACGCACCCATACGACAAATGCACGAGGAGGACGGCTCCGCCGCGCCGAGTACGGCGCTCTCTCACAACGGGAAGCCAGCCTCCCGAACCCACAGGGAGCCGATACAAATCCGATTCGCCAAAGGCGGAGAATACGAGATCATTGCCATATCCGCAGGCATGGGCAATGGCTATAACTTCCCACCCTCCACACTGAAGGCAGCCGTCAGTATGTGGAGCCGTGTACCCTGCTACATCGACCACGAAGCCACGCCGGACAAGAAGCGCCACTCTGCACGCGACCTAGCCGGACTCATTCACTCCCCATTCTGGAATGCAGCCGAAAACGGAATCGGAGCCAGGCTCAAACCCACAGGACCGAGCGCCGAGGCACTCAGGAAACTAGCCGACGCAGCATTGGAAGACCCCGACCTACCTATTGGTTTTTCAGCGGACATCTTTATTGATACCACTGACAATAATGTTGTCTCCGCTATAAAACGCGTCATATCCACTGACGCCGTACTCAAACCCGCACGCGGTGGTAAATTCTTGCGCGTGCTCCAATCCATTCTAGGAGATGAACCAATGAAGAAAAAGCAAGTGACCCCGAATGGCGTGCAGGAAGATGAGATCATCGAAGATGAGACCATCGAATCCGAACAGGAGCACGCCGAACTCGCCGAGCAGATCGACGAGGACAACCAGGCAGTACGCCGACTACTGGCAGCCACCGAGCGCCAGAAGCAGGAAGAAGCCGACGCAAAGAAGGTCCGAGCATCCCGCGTGAAGATGTGCGAGTATCTTTTAGATACCGCCCTCACAGCAAGCAAGCTCCCGAACGCCGCGCAAACAGTGGTGCGTAAGATGTTCGCAGGCAAGGTCTTCGAGCCGACCGAGTTGGAGGATGCAATCGAGGGACAGCGCAAGGTGCTTGCCGAAGTATTGGCCAGCCAGCGTATCAGCGGACCAGGACGCAGCACAGGCGCGATGTTCAACAGCGACGACCAGCTGGAAGCCGCGGTATCGGATTTGTTCGGAGTAGAGCGCAGAGCCGAACTCGCAAACGTCAAGCCCGCCAGGTTATCGGGTATCAAGGAATTATATTTGATGCTCACCGGAGATTTTGAACTCCACGGCGGCTACTATGGCGAGCGCATCTCACTCGCCACCACCGCCGACTTTGCCGGACTGGTGAAGAACGCATTGAACAAGATCGTTGTCAATTCGTTCGAGCGCATGGGGACCGCGGGTTATGACTGGTGGAAGAAAATTACCATCGTCGAGCATTTCACCAACCTGAACAGCATCACTGGGACGCTCGTCGGAACCATCGGCAGCCTGCCCGTAGTTTTAGAGCAGGGAGAATATACCGAACTGGCAGTAGGCGACAGTCCAGAGACGGCATCCTTTGTCAAATATGGCGGATACCTGCCCCTGACCTTGGAAGCCATCGACAGGGACGAGACCCGCAAGCTCAGGCAGTACGCCGTTGAATTGGGCAATGCCGCCATGCGCAACATTTCCGAGCAGGTCGCAGCCATTTTCACACAGAACAGCGCCGCAGGTCCGGTAATGGCAGACACCGGAGCCTTATTCAACTCAACAGCCGTCACCACCGCGGGCGGACATGCCAATCTTCTGACCACAGCCATAGGCACAGATTATGTTGCATGGAATGCCATTGCCCTCGCGATGTATAACCAACCCATGCTGATCAAGAACGCGACGGGCTACTATGGCACAGGCAAGAAGCTCGCAGTAGAGCCGAGGTATTGTTTGGTCCCGCGTGCACTTCGTGCAGCGGCTGAAGCCTTATTCATTCCGCGTTGGTCGAGTGCTCAACAGAACGTAGCGAACGTTTCCGCCACATGGGGAGGATTGGTCGAGCCCGTGGTCGTACCCGAATGGACAGACGCCACCGACTACGCAGCCGTGGCAGACCCCACAGTTGCGCCCTCGATTATCGTCGGCGAGAGATTCGGACTCGTGCCAGAGATTTACATCGCTGGCAGAGAGACCGACCCGGCCGTTTTCATGAACGATGAACACCGCTTGAAGGTCCGCCAATTCATTGCCTTGGTCGTCGGAGATTTCCGCCCATTGCATAAAGAGAATGTAAGCGGATAGTAAGTAACCAACTGAATCCACCCAGTGAGACGACACGGAAGCCGTCTCACTGGGATTTAGTCCAACCCATAAGGAGTAAACATCATGGGCTACGTTCACGATACACACATGAGTCAGTACATCCCACCCACCGCAATGATGGGAACCACAGGGACATACACCCAGGCAGCCGGAGCAGTCACCAGTACGATTGCATTCCACCGAGCCGCCGCAGCCTCAACCGGAGTGATCAATATTCCGGTAACCCTGCCCTCCAATTCGGTCGCGCTCAAAGGCGCTTATCTCAAATCCATAGAGGTGGATTATGAGCTCTTGCTTGCAGCCGCGACAAGTATCACGTTCAGTCTGAACAAGGTCACACGCGGCGCAGACACAGCCGTGGCAGTGGTGAGCGCCGTCACCGTCACTCAAAGCCTGGCAGCTTCAGCCGGAGCCGAGACCCAGGACCAGCACAAATGCACCGTTACCCTCACAACGCCCGAATGGATTGATAATGACTGCTACTATCTGCTTGTCATGACCGCAGTATGCGGCGGGACCGTCACCATCGACGTTCTCGGAGCAGTCGCAAACTACACATTGAGGGTATAACCATGGGCGCTATTCAAGATACCGCCATGAGTCAATTCATCCCGCCGAGCCTGTTTCACAGGCCCACAGGCACATGGACCACACCCGCGGGACAGGTAGCAGGAACAATTGTCGAGCACGTCGCAGCCGCAGACCAAACCGGACTCGTCAATATCCCAATCCTCGTACCCTCCAATTCGAACGCGCTAAGCGGAGCCTATCTCAAATCCATAGAGATCGACTACGAAATCCTAGTCGCAGATTGTGACGCGTTCACATTCGTGATCAACAAGGTCACACGCGGCGCAGACACAGCCGTGGCCGTGGTGAGCGCGCCAGCATTCACCCAGTCACCAGCCGCGGCCAATTGCAAGACCGTGGACCAGCACAAAGCCGTACTCACCATCACAACCCCGTTTTGGATTGACAATGATGAATACGTGCTTGTCGAGGTCACAGTCAATCAGGCAGCAACCACCCAGGTGGATTTTCTCGGAGCCGTGGCAAATTTCACGTTGAAGGTATAACACCTATCAGTTATTCAAATATTGAAAGATACAGGAGTAAAGGAAATGGACAGCAAAACCAAATTCGATAAGGACAGCCCCGAAACCTACGAGCAGGCAAAAGACCTGCTCGACAAGTATTACAAGAAACAAAAAGCCACAGGCGATAGCCTCCCCCTTCGTCCCGCGATGCAATCATGGACACTGCATGAAGACGGAGTCATGGTGATCATCGACGGAGCCAGCGGGCGCAAACTGGAATTCGTCACGAACCAGGACACCAAAGACAAAGAGAAGGCAGCGGAGCAAGCCGAAGACGCAGAGAGCGCAGCATTGGACGCAGAAGCCAAAGCCAAAGCCGCACAACTCGCAGCAGAGCAAGCCGAAGCAGAAGCCAAGGCAGCCAAGGCAGCAGCCAAAGCCCAGGCA